ATTAATGGATAAAAAAAAGGGGAGCACTAAGGCTCCCCTAAAATCACCACGGCAGGTGTAAACTATTGGCAGGCTTCACATTCTTTACTAGCTTGAACCCCTGCCATAGTTGTAATGTAATACAAACTAATGATTTTGGGATTCGTAAAAGCCATTCTATGAATATGACCGATCCATGCAGGATCTTCATCAGCAGCGAAAAACAGATTTAAAGACTGTGCTTGGCAAATATATGTTTGTCTAGCTGCTCCCAGACGAATAATTACTTCTTGATTAATCTCAAAGGCCGTCCTAAAAACGGCTTTTTCTTCGTCTGTTAGCCAATCTACTTTCTGTACACTACCGAAATTGTCTATGATTTCTTGGATGTGTTTCTTTGTGTATACTCCTTTTTGTTTCATTACTTCCAGTAATACTGGGTTAACTCGTTGCATTTCTCCACCAGCTGTAAGCTGTGTGTAGGCCATTGCTGGATCTGGATTGATACCTTCGCTAATACCACCCATAATAAGAGCAGTGGATTTAGTAGGAGCAATTGCTAACAGGTGTGTATTTCTACGAAAAGCGTCTTCATACAGACACCAAGTAGGAGTACCCAATTCTTTAGCCATATCATAAGAAGCTTTGTTAGCTTCTTCTTTGATGTGTTTAAACATTGTTGTATTATCAAAGAAAGCTCCCAAACTTTCAAATGGAATATTGTTCTGTTGATAATATGTATGTAAACCACAAGCACCTAGTCCTAATGCTCTACCTTTCTTAGTAAATTCTACAGCTTTCTCCAGGCCCTTAATGTTCTTAGCTTTCTGGATAAATTCTTCAGCTACACAGTCAAGGAAGACAGTAGCCCAATAGACAGCATCCGTGTCCTTCCATTCATCCCATTTAGCAAGGTTCATAGAAGACAATACACAAGTGAAAGTGTGATTGTTATCTGAGAACAGACTAATCTCACTACAAAGATTACTAGCGATTACCTTCAGGTTAGCATTTATATAACAGTCAGGACGAAGTGCATTAGCAGTATCTACTTTAAAGAAGTAACCTTTACCTGTTACCATTTTTAGTTTCAATGCTTTTTGGAATCTACTGATTGCATCTGGATCTTGTTCTTCCAGTTTATTTACAAACTCATCAGTAATAATCCAACCTACGTTAGCATCGTCAGGTTCAGCCATAACGAAGTCACACAGCTCAAAGAAGTCAGGATGAGTAATAGGAAGATAACCAGCCCAAGCACCACGTCTAGCAGTGCCTTGAGCTACATCTCTCATGTCTTGGACGAATCCTTTGAAGACGGGAACAACTCCAGAAGCTTTTCCACCACCTGAAATATCAGTCCCACGAGGACGAATATCCCCAAGGTAACCAGAAGTACCAAAACCATACTTAGTGAGAAGAGCAGTTTCCCTACGAGCAGTATAGAATCCATCAATCGAGTCAGCAATGTAGCCTCCTGAGCATGCGACTGGTAGCCCACGGTTGGTTCCCATGTTTGCAAGGATTGGCGTTGAGGGAGACAACCACCCTTTCCACAGCAATGCGAAGAACTTTGATTCCGCTTCGCTTTCATACTTGGTTCCTTTTAAGTGTTTAGCAGCGGTTGCTGCGATACGTTCGTAGTGTTCTTTTGGGGTTGCTGCATCATATAGATATTTACCTTTGAATAATTGCCATCCTGCCGTGGTGTACCATTCTGGCAGCAATCCTTGTTCTTGTAGTTCTTTCCGTTCTTGGGAAAGTTTGCTGTAGATATTTTCAGTCATATTCATTACCAACTAATTTGAAAGTCATGTTTTCAGCATTATTAACTAGATTTTCATACACTCCAGCACCGTATGCACTCATACCTCTTGCGTGTTTATGAACAACATAAACAGAGCCAGATTGGTTTTCAAAGTGAATCAAGTCACCTTCAGTTACAACGTTAGTGATTCCAGAAGATAACCTCCAAGAATTACCACTTGTATACCCACCTAACCACATGCCAAATACTCTACGATATGTATTATCAGGTGTAGTGATTTCTACAACTTCCCAACGGTCTGGTGTGTAAAGTCTAATCATTTTCTTTTACGAATACTCCATTTATCATACGACCTTTACGATCTTTAATTTGCTCATAGGCATGAGCAATACAGTCTTCGATGTTCCAAGTGTATTGATTAGCGATAATAGTTAGTACAACAACCATATCTCCAATAGCATCTATGATCTCATCTCGACTATTACGTGCTACACCATGAGCTAGTTCACCCATTTCTTCAGCTAGTTTAACCATCTGATGATGAGGAGTAGAACCTTGTATTAGATTACGTGCTTCCGCCCATTGGCGGATTAGGGGAAATTTATCCATTGTATTCCTTATATGTAAAAGCTGTTTCATCCCAATTACGATGGTAAGAGTTACCTACACCACTGAATTGATCATTGAACATAAAGCCGTTAATACCTTCGTAGAACCATTTACTAATTGGGTTATAATCTACTTCATATAGTTTTGGATAACCTAATTGGTTAAGACAAATGTTAATACGAGATTCCACGAAGTGTTTCATTTGAGTAGCAGTGATACCTTCAATCGCACCCTTCTCGAAAGTAATGTCAATGATCTCACATTCATGTTCGTAGATTTGCTGGCAAAGAGTGATGATAGTAGTATGCAAATGCTGCAGATATTCCGCACTTGGATTCTCTTCTTTTAGATACTGTTTGAATGTCCATGCACCAGCTACGCTGTGAATGTTTTCATCTCGCACTGAGAAGTTAATACCACGTACCACATTGATCAGTTTGTTTTTACCCGCACTTTGGAAGTGTTTAAGGAAAGCAAACGAAGAATACAGTACCACACCTTCAATTAAAGAGAAACCCGCAAGGGTTAAAGGAACCCAATTGCTAGATAGAATCTCTTCAATAGTTGCCATACGTTCAGATAGAACCTTACTGTCGTGATACGACAAGTAGAAGTCATCACTGTCAAGATGCAACAGTTCGTTTAGTTTAGAATAGAAAGGTTTATGAACAGCAAGTTCAAACATACCAAAGGTAGCAGCCATACGCTGCAACTCAGGACGTTTAAATGTATTCATAAACCAACCATTCCAGTAACCGGAACCAGCTTGTAGCTCATACAAAGAGAACAGTTTAAGAGTGGAGATAACTCCATGTTTCTCTGCCTCTGTCATATTTACTAATACATCTTGTACATCTTTCTCTACTTTAATTTCATCTGGTAGCCAGAAGATTTTGAGTTGCTGGTTAGCAAACTCTACTGGTTCAGGATACAGCGTCTCCAGTGTTTCGATTGTCTGTGTTAGTTGCATTATAAATTTCTCGATGTTTTAGCATTGCTTCTGCGATTGCGTAGGCACGTCGTGCCACAACTTCTGCATTTGTGGTTTGCCAATCTTTACTAGCAAGCATAGATAAAGCAGCAGTAGCTAGGAAATCTCGAAGACCCGGAATACCTGTTTGTTCTAGTCTAGTAGTTCGTTGGTTTAGATTTGCAATAATTGCTGAGAGATGTTCGTCTGTATTCATGTTGGGAGTATAATTGATTGCTCAGTTACTTCGATTTGTTTAGGTTGATCCGATAGAAAAGCTACAGTACAATGTTCACAAGCTGTGATACGTAGATCTCCTTCTGCTAGAGTTTCTATCTCATTACCTTTGATTCCGAAGATGTTAACAACATCTAGAGAATACATTTCATTACCACATTTAGGGCAGTTCATTTAATCTTAGGTTCTCCAATAGTACGTAATAGTTCGTTAAGTAACGGAAAGATTTCTTTAAGTTGTCTAGTTGGATTGTTCTTTATATGATACATAAAGAACTCTAGAAGCTCTTCGTATTTCTGTTTACTAGTCATTTAGTTCATGCTCCAAGTATTGTAGTTTATCTTCTACCTTATCTTGAAACCTATCAACTAGTTCTTCAGACGAGATCTGAAGTAACTCCATAACTGTTACTTCATCTTCTCGTTTTAATTTTTCCATTAAGTTTTCGTACTCAGTGCTGAACATGTCGATTCTTCAAGTTGTTTAATTTTACGATCCAGGTACCAGCGTGCTTTTTGTAAATCCTGTAGTGGATTTCCTTTGTGTTTGTATCTGGATATATATTTACCTACTTGCCATACTAGAGGATCATCACTAAACCAATCTTCTAGTACGTCAATAGTTTCATATTTGTGACAAGTGTAATGTACTGGATGATTTACAAAATCTAGATCTGTCATACAGCAGTGAACCTTTCATTAATAGATAGTCCTTCATTCTTAGCACCACGGAACCAAGAGCCACATTTCATACATTGATAACGAGGATACTTACCTACTTTAGTAATAGCAGAACCTCTACTTTGATAATGATTACCACCACAAGTAGGACAAGCTAAAGGTTTATTATCATGTACAGCTACATTAGGATGATTCTTAATCCAAGGAAGAAGACGATGATATACTTCTTCTAGAAGAAACACATCTTGAATGTTGTATTCTTCCATCTTTTCCCATGCATCTGCATCCTTATTCATACAGTCAATCCACATCTGATGACCAGTATGATGAGTCTTGTTACCTATACCTAATGCTTGTGCAATGTAATCTAGTTTGTTACTTGGAAACTTAAACTGTTGCCTTGCTGTTTTTAGTAAATCAATTTGTTTAACTGGGCTAGGCGGTAGCATCTTGTGAAGTACAAACTCTTTGTTAAGAGTAGGCATATCAAACTTGCTACCGTTATAATGAACCACAGCATCAGCTTCGTCAATCAGTTTCCAGATACCTTTAAGCATACGTTTAGCAGGTGAATGGTAGATACTGTCGAACTTAACTTCTTCTTCACCATACCATTTAGCTGCCCAACACATTACGTAACCACTAGCAATAATCTGATTGATACCTACATTCTGTTGCCACAATCCCCAAACATGTACAAGGTTGGGAGCAGTTTCTATGTCAAGAAGCAATATACGCAAGTTTTTTCTCCTTATGGTAATTTTTCATATAGCAAGATTTACACATATCTTTGCAGAATCTAATTCTATTAGAA